CCCGAGCGAGTTGGCGTGCGGCAGCTTGATTGCGCGCCGCGTCTGCGTCTTCGTGCCGTCGAGCAGCGCGCGCACCATCGGGGCGCTGAAGAGGATTGGGCGCTCTTTCATGTCCGCTCCTGGTGGATGATGACTTGCTGGAGGTAGTCGATGCACTCCATAGCCTTCGGTTCGCTTTCGAACACTTCTCGCGCCTGATCGAGGATCTCGTTAAAGCGGACGCCTTGCAGGCGGTGTACGGCCGTGATCACTTCAGGTATTTCGTACTGATGACGCCCACCGAAGAGAATCGCAGCGATGTCCTGCATGCCGCGCATGAAGCGATCCTTGCGAACGATCTTTCCATCGTCCCGAAACTCGTAGTCTTCCGGCTTACCCTCGCGGTATTCGGGCGCACGAAGGTCCTTTTCCATCACTTCGCGCGACATCATGCGTCGCCTCCAGCGATGTGCTTGATTGCGAAGCCGGCTGGGCGTTGCGACCAGGCCGGGAATTCGTCGCTCGCCGGGCGCAGACCCCGGCTATTGATCCGGTACTTCTTGCTCAGACCCGGGCTGGCGAACACGTTGCGCTGCGGCGCCGGCGCTTTCTGGCCGACGTATTCCTCTTTCGGCTTGTCGCTCAGCTCGTCGTAGTAGTCGGTAGCGTCAGGGCTGCAAGCGATCTTTCCGCGCTGGGTTTCCATCAGCCAGCCGCCACGGATTGCGGATTGAAGGGCTGCGGCGCGCTCGCTCTGGCTCTTCCCGAACCTCACAGCCAGGAACAGTTCGGCTTCCGAGCAAGGGCCGTTGCGGTACAGGTACTCGCCAGCGAGGTACGGGATCTCGCCCGGTTGCGGGCGACGGATGTTTTGACGTTGGGTCATGCTGCCCTCCCGGCAATCTGACGTTCGTGTGCGAAGTTCGCTTCGATAAGCGCGCGGGCAAGCGGCGGGCACACCGAATTGCCGATCATGCGCACCTGGGCGCTCTTGGATAGGGGCTTGCCGGCGTGCTTGGCCTCGAGGATGTAGTGGTCCGGGAAGCCCTGCGCACGCGCCAACTCGCGCGGCGTCAGCATTCGCATACCGATGTCGACGATGGCGTAGTCTTCGCCGCGGATCGTGATGAGGCCGATACGATCCTTCGTCGGGATCGTGTGCATTGGCTCGCTCAGCGACTGATCCTGCCCACCCTCGCTGTAGTACTTGATCAAGAAGGCGCGGACCTCTCCCAGATGGGTGCCACTGGCGGTAATTGTCGGCATCGGTTCGGCCAACGACTTTCCGTCTTGGTTGTTCCGGAGTGTGACGAGTGTGCTGGTGACCACGGCATGATGATCGGTCGTTGTCACAGTGCCGAACGGCACGCGTGTATCGGTGCCGGTCACTCCGCCATAGTGTTTGGCCAGGAAAGCCGAGACCAACGCGAAATGCCCACCTTTGATCTCGGCGCACTGCGTACGTAACGGCTCCTGTACGTTGAAGATGCGCTGGGTCGATCCGTTAGCGTGCTCGGTGAGGAACGGCGCGGCACCAGTCGGCACGATGAACGGATCGGACGAGTCGATGATGAACTTCTTGATGCCGCGGGCAATCCGTACCAAGGTCTTCTCGGCCAATTGCTTGTTGCGCCCGAAGATGCTCGGGCACGAAATCGACCAATCGATGCATTCGGCAGCCGTACGCCACGGCAGCAGGCCGCTCTTGGCGAAGCTGGGCGCCCTCGGATCGCCATGCGTCGGAGTAGGCCAAACTATGGGCAACCCATCGCAGCGCGCGAAGATGAACAGGCGCTTGCGGATGGTTGGCGTGCCGTAGTCGCAAGCCCGCAGGATGCGCCACTCGACCTTGTAGCCGAGGCCCGCGTACAAACGCTCCATTGGGAAGTCGGCACCCAGGGCGTCGTAGATTTCCCGCACATCTGGATGATCCGGCGACAGTCCGGTCGAGAGCGCGTCGATGAAGGCGCGAAACGTACGCCCCTTCTCGGCCTTGATCGGATGACCCTCGTCGTCGAGCGCCCCCCAGTCCAGGAACTCCTCGACGTTCTCCAGGCCGATGCAGCGCGGCTTTTGGAAGGTGCCCCACTTGAGCGTCACCCAAGCCAGTCCACGAATCTTCTTCTCGCGCGGCTTCCCCCCTTTCGCCTTGCTATGATGCTTGCAATCGGGGCTGAACCATGCAAGCCCGATGGGCTGCTGCCGGGTCACGAAGCCTGGATGCACGGCGAACACATCCTCACGGTAGTGTGCCGTGTACGGATGGTTGGCCTCATGCATAGCCAGCGCTTCGCCATCGTGGTTAATCGCGATATCGACCGCGCGGCCGAATGCCTGCTCGATGCCTTCCGATGCGCCGCCACCGCCAGCAAAGTTATCGATGATGAGTTCATGGCCCAGGTCGAGCCCGATCGTGAACAGATCGCGCTTCATGCCCATACCCCCGACGGCACCAGGTTAAAGAATGCAGCCAACAGCGGCTCGTGCTTCGGAATAGCCTTCGTGACGCGCACCTTGAACTCGACGTCGTCCTCCATGATGTGGAAGTGGCGCGCCGGATCCTGGGCTGCAACCGTTAGTTCGCACTTGCGCGGCTTGGCGGGGCGCGATACAGCCTGCTCGTCGAGCTTCGCCAAATACGCGTCGACCTTGCCGGCATCGCTCGTCAGGCGGCACATCAGGTGGCCGAACTCGCCGAACGTCTCGATGACGCCGTTCAGGTCGACCATGTACTTGCGTACGCCAGAGGGGCCGATCGACAACAGGCCGCCGACCTCGTCGCGCGTCAACGGGCCCGACTGCAGTGCCGTGATCAGCTTGCGCACGCGCTCGACGCGCTCCGCAGTGCGGGATGGGGTGACAAAGCGGCCGCGGCTCATGCTGCACCTCCGATCTGGGCACGGGCCATTTCCAGCAGGCGCCAGTCGGCATTCGTCAGCACGTCGAGCATGAGGCGCTTCTCCTGCAGGTAAGTTTCCGCGAACTTCGGATCGTGTTGCACGATAGACGCTGTGTTGCTGATGAGGTCCGCAACTTTGATCGTTTGGACCCAGCTCGGCGCAGCTGCGAGTCGAGCGCGCGATGCGGCCTTGCGCTCGGCGCGGTTACCCACCTCAAGATCCGACAGGAGCATTACCCCGTGGGCAACCGTCAGGCCGAAGCGCGTGATCAGTTCAACCTTGGTGATCTCTTGGTCTTCGACACAGTCATGAAGCCACGCCACCGACACAGCAGCATCGAGCCACACGCCGTTACCCTCGCCCGTCGCGGCGACGATACCCGCTACTTCAGCTAGGTGATCGGAGTACGGATTGCCCGTGTACTTTCGCTTTTGCTCACGGTGGACGTGGCGTGCGAACTCCATCGCATTGAACGCGTTCATGCTGCACCGCCAATTTCGAACATATCGGGTACTCGCGGGTCACGGAGCGGCGCCGGCGTGGCAGCGGCTTCGGCATCCATCAAGACGAGCTGCGCGCAGGCTGCCGACAGGCCCGCGTTGTCTGCGGCTTTGATTGCATCGAACAGGGCGCGCACCGCAGCGTGATGCTGTGGATTGACGCAGGCGCGGACGTCGTCGCGCTCTTGCTGCAGGTGGTCGTTGGCCAGCGTCTTGGCTGCGACAAGCAGCTGGACCGCGAGATTCGACCAGTGGGCCGCGCGCGCTTCCATCTGGCGCGAGGACTGATCTTCACCGACGTGCGACGCCGGCTGGGAATTTGCTGTTATCATTCTAGCTCCTAGAGATTTACCGCTTCACTAAGCCCGATTGCCGTCGGGCTTTTTCATTTCTGCTTCTGCTGCTCCAGCAGTTCGTCGTACCTCTTCTTGCTCATCACGTGGCCAGGCTCGATCGGCGCCGGCTGTTGCTCTTCTTCGTGGTGCATCTACTTCCTTTCTCTGTTTGGGCCTAAGACGCAAGCTCTCGGATTTCTTTGACGGGCAGATTCCAGCGGTCATGGATCCGGAGGATCACGTTTGCGCTCAGCAGGCGCATGCCGGAACGCAGCTTGCTGATGTCCGGCGCCGTCATCCCCAACTCGCGCGCCAGGGCCGAGTCGCTGTTGATGTCGAACCGCTTGCGCAGCGTGTCCAGCAGCTTCGAAGTGTTGGTCATCTCTTGGGCTCCCTGTTCTAGGTATTGGTGGCGGCCTGCCCGCCGCCTGGGTCTTCCTTACCGCGAAGCCGGTTTCTCGGACATGCCGTTCAGGCGCTCGATCAGTTGCATCATTGGGCGGAATGCCTTGAACACTGCGGCGCGCACCTTCTCTACTTCGTGCGCCTCGACGCGGCCGTCTTCGAGCGTCTTGTGCACTTCGTTGGCGACGTCGCCCAGGCGCTGCCAGATGCTCGTCACGTTTTCGAGCACGCCCATATCCGAAGCCGGCTGGTCTTCGAGCTTCGTCAACACGAAGCCATGTGTCTCAGCCAGGGCGTGCAGAACCGAGTAGTCTTCCGTCAGCGACATCACGCGCTCGATGTCGTCGATCGTCACGACGTTTGCCGAGTTGTTCGGGTTCGCCTTATTGCGCAGGATCGTCGGGGACACATCCATGCGGGTTGCGAGCGCGACGCATCCGCCCGGGTAGGCGTGCACTGTTTGGTGGAATGCGTCTTTGGCGTTCATGCTCGTGCCTCGCTAAAAAATGATGTTTTGGAAACTTGTTGTTGAGAGAATGCTTGCATCGAAACTTCGCTAACCCTGGAGCCCTACATGAGCAATGCCACCTTCGTACTGATGAACTGCGATCTGGTTGCGGTGCCTCTGCAACTCGGTGCGGGCGTTGTTACGGTCTACTGCGGCGCCCGGCGTGCGGGTCAGCTGCTTAGCGGCGGAGAGGATGGATCCGCTCGCTCGGGCCGAGGATCGGTTGATCGTCGATTGGAATGCGCCAACTCTGGCCAGATCGTTGCCCAGTCCTCGGGAAACATCTCGCGCCGAGTCACTGCGCCATCGGTTGCCCTCTCGATCGGAGCCCCGAAGTGAACGGGGATG